CATCAAACCCTGCAGCCTTGGCTTCGTCTTTGAGAACCTTCATGTCATCATTAGCTGCACTAATCGAATCACACACAACCATCATCTTAGCAATAAAATCTTTAGAGTTCATTTATATTTCCTTTATTTTGTTTTAATCTTCGGTGCAATAACCACTACTTGCATCCAAAATGCAGCGAACCATGTACTGAATGTGTAAGCAATGTTTACACCAAATAGAGTATTCACACTCCAGATAGAGACGAACGGTGCAAGCACCAGTAAGCATATGACCGCTAGGATAATCCCTAGAGCTATTACATTCTTTGATGTGTTATTCATACTGCAACCTTCAATTGTTCATAACTCAGAACAGCACGGTCTTCAAAGAGATATACCTCTTTAGTTTCACCGTTATTGAGTACATATTTCTCTAGTGTCTCTGTGAGAGCGCTACTAACTACTACAACTAACTCTTTCTCATTTGAACAGTGAGCACTAAACTTTGCACTTGATGTCATATTTATTCCTTATCCCTTTTAGTTTGTTCACTTACCCTAAGTACCATATCATCCTCAAGAAAGAAGCTCTTGACTTCATTGTTCTCTAGGTAATCTAGCTTGTAATCTTCTGTTGTTATACGACTGATGCAAACGTGTTTACCCTCGGGGCAGTATGCAGATATTTTGATTGCAGGTCTTAGTCTAGGGAACTCTGTTGTTTTAGCCATATCATCCCTCTTTAATCGCCCTACAAGGGCATAGAACAGTAAGAGGCTACCAACCCCTTACTTTGTTATTTAAACCTCACCGAGAGGCTGTAGGGACTCAGAATGGGTCTTACCCATTTAACCCTTCTCCGTTAACAGTATGCCATTCAAGATGGCAAGCCACACATAAATGCCGCACATCCAACGGTTTACTATAGTCATCGTGGTGTGCGTGGAGTCTTCCATCGCACTTACCACACTGTGCGCATTGGGTAGGTATTTTATCCTTATTATACCTTTTCCAATTACCATAGACTACTTGTGCAGATCTTTTTAATGGGTTTTTGGTTACCCATTTAATTGCTCCAATCCTTTTATTTACCTTACCTTTTGGTGTAGCTAAGTAGTCTAGTGCTGCTTTCTTACGGTGAGGTAGTTGCCCCCTAATTTTGTCGTATTCTTGGTAATATTGGAGGTTATCTTGGTAGTTTAGAGATACATCTGTTTTTGTACACTCTTTGCACTTACCTAAATAACCATCTGCCATACCACTGTGTTTGTAGAAGTCAAGTATAGACTTCTCAGAATTACATTTGAAGCATATCTTTTTCAACCTACCCTCCTAGAAAGGACTCCCAGTGTCATCATCCTCTTGCGGGAGAGCAGCCTTGGTTGCTTTCTTTACAGTAACAGGTTTCTTAACCTCAGGTGCTTTAACTTCTGGCTCATCGTCTGCGTCATCCTCTTGAGGTTTTGAGTACGTTCGTGCAGCTTCCAACTGCTTACTGATAGGCGAACCCCCATAATTAATTGCATTCTTAATCGTATTCACAACATGAAAACGTAACTCTTTTAAGGACTCTGCACTATTGTCCTTGTTGAACTGTACAACAAAAGGTTCAGTTGGTAATGACTCTGCAACCATGCCTCGTCCTAATCCAGCCTTAAAGTTCACCTTTTCTGTGTAGTAACTCTTACCGTCTTTACTAGATTTATTAAAGATATTCACCTCAAATTGGAAGGACTTACCTAGTAGCTTACCAATATGCTCGGGTAAGAACACACCCTTCGGTTCGATCAGTTTTGCAGCGATAGCCATTTTGTACAAGAGATGTTTGTCGTTGAAAGACCATTTACCCTCTGGATTCTTCATAACCTTGAGTGCAGTTGGACGCTGCATCAGTTTTTGTTTTAGTAGACTGTTCCAAAACTCACCACCTAATACCATACGTAAAGGTTTTTCCTCTACAGAGCCTTCCTTAAAGAATTGACTCTTATTAAGCATGACACTAGGGAAATCAACAACAATAGCTACTGATTGTTGATTACGTTGTGGGTAGCATTTAAATCGTACTGGTTTATTATTATCGAAACCATCTTTGAAGTAAGTATCAGGCTTATCTGCGATGATATCAGTTTCTTCATCTGCATCACCAGTAAAGACAATCTCAGCATCTTCCATTCGCTGTACACCTACGTCTACAATACCTACGATAGTGCCAATCAATACCTCTGGTTGCTGACAACCCACCGTATCTACAACGTATGTGTTTAGTGCCTCGTAATCCACTGTGCTTTTTTGCTTACCTTCGTTCTGTGATACCCCGTAAGCGTCAAATGTAAAATCACTCATATATATATATTAACTCCTTTTATTTAAATTTTGTCTAAAATAGACTCGGATGGTTTTGAAAAGACCATAAACTTATTCTTCAAACTTGATTTCAACTTTACCGTGTAGTATTTCTTTAATAATCTCACCATTAACTACATCGAAACGTCCTAATTTAGTTTTGTACACTACAACATAGCCCTCTTCATCATCTGCTTCGACTACCCATTTGATTTCTACACCGTCTAGGTAGATAGTAGCATTAGTGTATTTTCCGTCACCGCTAAAAGCTTTCATAGTCCTCCCCTAAATAAATCTTCCAATCAATATGAAACTTACAATTACTTGGTGCTCCCTTAAACAACGGTGCAATCTCATGGTCTTTATAGCCAGCTAGACCACAACCTATCTTTGTTACGATGAACACCCTCTCTGGAAACAGTGCAGCTATTGATATGAATGAGTCCACATATATAGCAATGCCCTCAAGAGGTAGGGTTTTTATTTTATGGTCTTTTGTTGGTATTGCATAACACTTGCCTGTAAACCGCTGCCCTACTCCATACACTGCCCCAAAATAAAGCAGGGCGGTCTTAGCTGCACCTCTTCCATGATAACCTGCTAGGTTAGAGCCAAAGACAAATATTTCGTTGTCCCGTAAGGCTGCACCATTTGTGAAATCATGTGAGTAGTATTCGTACATTAACGAGGCTTCGCTGCATTACCGAGGTTAGCAATAAAATCCGAGAGTGCTTCACCTGTGTAGGTGTCTTGCTTATCAGTTAATGCTCCACCTAGTGTAACAACGTCAGCGACTATCCCAACTGGCACTGTGACTACAGCCGTGGCTGCTTTTACTACATCTTCTAAAAATCCAAACATATTTACTCCTGAGTTAAAATTACTTGTGAACCGCTTGGGAGACGTGCCCATTCATAGATATCAAAACAACTAAACCACTCAGCATTTTGTTCCCCTATCTTAAAGGTGGGTGTATTCGATTGTACAACAACACCCTCCGTTATTGAACTGAAAAGTATAACGCACTTGTTATCTGTACTTTTATACAGAGCCGGAAATGCTGGTACTTCTGGTGTGTTATTAATTAATTCTGATTTCATTTAACTACTCCTATGTTGTTCAGCGCGTATTATAGCATGGTTTTTGATGGATTGCAAGGGTTAGTGACATTGCCCCCAGTTATTTCCAGTTATATATTCAAAGCCGAGAGGTACACGTAACCCAAGCTCTTTAGATGCTCTATCAATACCCTCTGCAATGCATTCAACAGGTAGTGTTCTTTGCGTTACATAGTAGCCTTTAGATGAATGACCTATAGCACCAGAAGGGTCACTTCTAAACTCTCTAGCTTCTTCTTCTGTTTTAAATACCTTCACCGATAATAACGCCGGATGTGCCGCTAACTGCTGCTCGTCGTGCATATGGATTAGCCACCATACAACTTTATCATCTTTCGTATTAACAAAAGGATTACCTAATATTCCATTCTTCTCTAAACTCTCTGCCAATCTAACCGCACTCCACTTAGCTGCAATTGCGCCTCCAGATTGAAACAGCACATTAATCAAACTGTGCTTACTTCGAGTGCTCACTAAACGCCCATCGAGACCTTTAATAAATCTCTTATCTGTAGACAACCAATATGCCTCAACTTTATCTTTAAGTTCTTTAAGTGCAGGGTTAGCTTCCCAAAAGGCATTGTAAATACGTTTAGCTTCTTTAAGGCTTACACCTAGCATCTTAACTAACTTTGCAGCTTGAGCACCATATAAAATAGCGTAGTTCACAGACTTAGCATGGTCACGACTGATACCCATTCTCTTCCCAGTAAGTGTATGAATATCGAAAGGCTTCACTGCCAACAAAGCCTTCGCAAGCTCCTCCCCACCTGTATACGGAAGAACATAGTGTCCTTCTACTCGTGCCTCTAAGGATGAGAAGTCATAGCCTAGCTGCCAACCTAAGTTGCCGCTCCTAAACATGCTCCGCATTTCTTCACCAAAGAGACTTGTGTTACGTGGAATATTACACACAAGCTTGTGTCTATAACGTCCTGTGTTAGCTCCAAGCGTATCCGCTGGAGTAGGAATACGACCATCCTCTCGAACACAACTAAGAAAGCCTGTAATAGGCTCTCCGTCTTCGTCAAGAACACCTCCTGCAATAGCGTTACGTCTATGTCGGTAAGTGAAATACTCAACAACGTCTTTTACAAAGCCTGCCTTCTCTCCCATCTTAATAAGGTTAGGACAAATCTCCTTTTCTAGCCCTACAGTTAACTTAGGTGTTGTAGCAACCCAAATAGGTTTTGAACCGTCTATCTTACCTGTAAGGAACTGCTTCAGGTTCTGAAGCTCTACACCAAAATGTTCTAAGCGAATCTGTTTAAACAACGAACCTTCTGTCTGTTTTACATAACGCTCTACAGCTTCAAGAGCTTGGGTATAACTTTTAGTAGTCTTGTCCGTGTTCTTCATCAAGTCACGTTCTTTCACTTCAACTGGCTTCCAACCTAAAGATAAGAGATAACCTTTAACAACATCAATATTCTCAATACCTGCAACTTCGTGCGTACGTAAAGGAAGTTCGTAGGTAACTGGAAAGTTCTTGCCTTCAAATTTTACAACCCTGCCTTCAGTGAGGACTGCACTAGTCTTAGCTAAGAACTTCTCCATGTGGCTTGAGATAGTTCCATCTTTTTTAAATCTAATTTTAGGCATAGCATAGAAGCTTGCGTCAACTTGTGACATCTGTTTAGGAGGTAAAAGTGGATTAACCTTTTCACCTAGGGCTTGCATACGTTCATTCAAAAAGTCAAGATTCTTTTGAGCTAATTCCTTGTCAAAATCGAAACCGACTAGCTCTTGTTTAAGTGTCAGATCAGACAACTTCACTTCGCAACTATATGCTTTATTCCACTCACTACCTTGCTGTTCCGCAAGGATGGCATTAGTATCTTGAATGCAGTAGTCCAGCATTTCTTGGGAGAATTTAGACCAGTCTTCAAAATCCCCTTTGTAGTCTCCCATGCGCTTACCCCAAGCCTTCAAGCTGTGATTACCTAGACGGTCTGGACTTAACAATTTAGACCACAATAGGGTATCAGTTATCAGGCAGTCTTTTCCAAAGAGTAACGAGGCTTGGTCTGGATAACCAATTTGATAGTCCAGCAGCCCGTACATAGACAGAATAGGTAAATCGTACCCTACAAGATTGTGTCCGATAAGCTCTGTGCATTTACGTAGAGAATGTTTTAAGTTGTCCTTAGTTAACTCATCACCTGCTAGGCTTTTAACTGCACCAGAGGCTACGTGACGTATTACTACACACCATACCTTGAACTCTGGTTTTAGTTTGTAAGGTAATGAAGTATAGTCCAGAGCATTTTGTAATAAGTCGTTTCCTTCGGTGTCAATTATATACTTCATTATTTCCTTTATTAATAGTTTGCAGCACCGACCCCATTCTTAGCTACCCAGTCATCCTTGTCCCACATAGTATGCGTTTGATTATCGTAGTAGTATTCTCCAGCTTTACCTGTGTTACCAGTCCAACGAATCTTACTTGCCTTCATAAAAGTAGTGTTACGAATCAAAGGGTCATCGTTCTCTTTATCACGTGTGAACAAGAGATTACAAGCTCCACTTTTAAAGATACTACTTGAGCCGTGAAAGTCTTCTTCAAATATCTCAGCCCCCGTACTGTTAGCTTGTTTACCGCCTGTGTTCTTACGCACATGGTTAATATTTACAAACGTACACATATGCGATTTTACCATACCTTTTTCCCATTTCATAAATAAAGATTGCTCTTTATCGTCTAAACCGTCAAGAATATCCTGAAGAGGGTCTAAGATGATTAGCTTGACACCGCAGCCGATAATTAAGTTCTCAACAGTTTGTTGTAAAACGAGGGCTGCCGTCTTCGTTGTTAAATAACTCATGTTCTTTTTGTTTAATATCTGGTGAGTCAAGGTACTCTAGTGCAAGCACGTTATCCATAAGTTCAATCTTACGAGACACGTGACGGGATAACACCTTCAAGCCGTACTGCCCTTTAGAACTCTCAAGGCTCACAATACCTGTTCGGTGCGGAGAATTAAAAATCCAGTGATAGATACACTCATCAATGATTGTGCTTTTCCCAGTGCCACTCGCTGAACCTAGGTTAATGATTCGCCCAAGAGGTAATCCCCCTGACATAAGTGCTTGTACCTTGTGCATAAAAGGCGGTAGAGGTACTTTGGGAATCATTAACTCCTCTCGCATAGCTTCACCTAGTTCGTTGCTTGCAACAATGCCAGCAGGTACGTAAGATTTAGCGCTGAAGTAGTCACTAATGAAAGCCCTCTCCTGTCCTTTTTCTAGGTATTCGTTAGGGTCTTTGTACTTCCAGTTTGCAATGAATACCTTACCCTTTGGTAAAACATCCATTACTTTTTCAGTTGCTTCTCGTCCAGCTTTATCGTTATCAAAGCCTACAATGATTTTCTCGTACTTGTCAAAGAAAGCGTACTGTGCTGCTAACTGCTTTGAGCATCCAGTTTCACCAATTGTAGGGCTAACAACCGCAATCTCGTAATCACCTGCCTTACTTTTAATATAATCAGCCAACATCTGGTAGGCTGACAGCGCATCATTTTCACCGCCCACAATCAGGCATACTTTTGAAGAACGTGTAAATTTAAACTGTCCGAACAGTTGACAGGTTGCACCAGTACGTCCAATCGAGCCACCGAACGACTTGGGTAAAACACGGGGCTTCCAACCTGTCAGTTCATTCTCCTGTGTACAAGGGTAGTAGATTGCACAAGGTTCGCCTGATGCCTCATCAAACTCAGTTCGTACACCGAATGTAGACATCGTTTCAGGGCGAATACCGCGATATGTAGGTGCTTTTACAGTAGTCCTTGATTTCAACTCAATAGTCTCTTCCTCTGTGACAATAGGCTTCTCTTTACGGTCTGTCGCTGTTGTAGGTTTATCTTCTAATGCTTGTTCCAATTTTGATTTTCCTTTTTTCTTTGTTTGTTTGCTCTGATTCGCCTCTAGAAACTCATCACTAGGTTTAGTGAATCCACATGAAAAACAATGCCCCGATGAATCACTATAGACTGCATACGCATCTGAGGAATTACATTTAGGGCATTGTGTATGGTGTTTAAATGCCGCCATTAATCCATGCCTTCCCACTTCTGACTAAAGAGCATAATCACAGCCTTATTAAGTTCAACCCACTGAGTCCAGTCCACCTTAACAGAGTTACCTTCACCATCTGTAATATTTAGGAACATTCCTCCTGCTTCATCGTCTAGTGCTGCTGTGATTGTGCTTTCACCAAACACAGGGCTTTCTCCGTCTAGGTGAACAGCTACTGCGGTAATTGTTTGTTTGTATGTGCTATTCATTTTTGAGAAGCCACTGATTTGAGATAACCTTAAAAGACTTCTCTGGGTAATTCAAGCACTGAAACACTAGACCTTCTCGTTGTGAACCATTCAATTTTGACTCGCCTTCTGCGTATTTCAACAGCTCCTCAATAGTGTAGTTCTCTAAGGGGAAATCTTGGTCTAATACTGGTGCAGTTTTTACACCAAGGTATGCCGCTACTTGGTGTAGTCCAGTTAAATCTAAGTAGTTGCCAAACTCAACATCGTAAACATCAAACAGATGTAGAACAGGTTCGCGCTTATATTGATTACCCTGAATACCTTCTCCAATGATTTCACCTTGCAGGGCTAAACCTTTTAAGTCCATTTCCATCATCTTACGCTCAATATCTAAATCAATAGCCATCTTCCAGTAGAGATTATTCTCATCCCTTTTCAAATCAAGATTACGAGAACAGACATGAAACTCTCCCTGTATGTCTAAATAAAATGTAGCACTTGTGCCGTCAAGCTTCTCTGTCACAGCCCATTGGTCTTGCTGCAACTCAGAGTATTCCTTTGTTAAGTTCTGAATACGCTCTTGACTGGTCTTAGGAATTTCAGATGGAAAATTCCCACGGTTTAGTCCTGCAAGTTGGGGATTAATTGGACGTTCCCATTTGATAATACCTAGTGCTTTAGTTACATCATCGCCCTCAAACAGTGTGAAATAGAACAGGTGTGCGTGTGCTGAAGGTAAAATCAAACCTTGAGACACTTGCCCCTTGAGTTTAATCGTTCGTAGTCGTTCACCTTTAACACCTTCGTAGTCACGAGGTTCTTTACCTTTGGACAGGAAAGGTGCTATATCGTAAGGAATCCAACTATCAATTTCTACATATACAACCATAGAACCAATAGTGTACTTGTCAATCTGGTCTACTACCCACCAACCACCAAGGCGATAAGCACAAATCTTATCCGCGCCTTCAATGAATTTAATCTCTTCAACCACTCGAATTGTTGCGAGTTTACGTTCTGTTTCCTGCATATCTCTCCTTAAGCAAATGAATAATTGTATTGTACCACTGTCTTAATCTCTATCTTCAGCCGTTTTAAAATTAACCTGTGAGTGATTATAGCATTAGTTTCTTCGTGGTCAAAAAGAAAGCTTACAGGTTCGATAACTGTACGATGTGCCTTACCGTCATACACACTATGATAGACGAAGGCGTACAAAGCATGGCCAATAGAGATATCCGCTCCGAATAACTTGAACTTCTTAATACGTTCTATTGTTGTGGGGATGATTTCTGTCATTGAACATCTTTCATTGTTGGATAATAGAGCGCACCTTGGAGACTGCACTTCTCAGTAGCCTTCTTAGCCTTCTCACCGTAGGCTACCAACATACTGCCGTTACCTGCACCACTGTTACCAGAGTTACCTAGACCGTCAACGAATTTCACACGACCTTTTAGGAATAACACAGCATCTGCTTTCACAACATAGTCGAAGAACCACTTACAGTCTGTGCGGCTAAATACTAAAGCAATTCCGTTGTTGTGCTCTAGCATCTTCTTCAACCACAAAGGTGTCTCTTTACCATAAGGGGGGTTACACCAAACGAAATCATTATTCCACGAAGTTGTCAACCCGTTATCCTTTTTACTGAGAAACCTAGTAGCAGGAATCCAAGGCAGACCTCCCTCTGGTGAGCAAGTGTCCGTATCGAAAGTACAACCTAAGCCTTCAAAGATACTTGGAGGGGTGTACCAATCTGTTGACTGTGCTTTTTGGCTTTCGTGTGTAAAGCCTGTCTTTTGTTTAATGCTCAAGCGCATCTCCCTCTTTTGTTGTGTCTTTGTAAAATTGACCGTGGTTTGCTTTGGCAAACGTGTTATAGGCAATAGATGCCTCTTCTGGGCTTTCATAGTAACCCAGAAATATATGCCTATTTATAAGGGTTGTTTGAGCAAACCAAGATTCATTTTTACTATCCCAGCTCACACCTTTAAACCCTGATGTGTTGGTCTTTCGTATTCCTTGGTTTTTATGATTCTCTGCATTTGTACACAGTCTTAGATTGGTAATACTGTTGTTAGATTTATCCCCATCTATGTGATCTACTTGTGCAGTAGGGAATTTGCCGTAGGTAAACAACCATGCTACCCTGTGTGCATAACACCTTGCACCCTCAATTCCTACTATCACATAACCCTTTTGGTTTATGCCACCAGCTTGTGCGCCTATTTTTATGAAGTGGTTTGATTTTACTTTCCAATAAAAGTGCCCGCTTTCGGGATTGTAGTCCAGTAACTCTTTTAATCTCTCTTGCGTCAATGTTCCCTTCATCGTGTGCAAATCCTCAAAATCATATTCAAACCCTGAATAAAAAAATGCTGCTCTTGAGGCTCAAGTTGCTCCCAAGTTCGTGTACCCCTTAGTTTTGCAACGATAGCTGCATAGAACGTCTCAGTTTCACTCATTAATTTCTCCTTAAAGTTTAACAATTGTCTCAACCCATGTGTAATCCAGTTTACCACACAATGACTGAGCACGGTCAAGGTTGATACTGTCTACACGTAGTCCCGTCTTGTCGTAGAACTCTTGACAGAGTTCTTCAATTTGGCGGTTCAGTAGGTTTCGCCATTCACGTGTTTCTTTCTGTTTATCCTGCGACACTAGTTAATTCCCTTTTGTTGTTTCAATCCTAGGATTCTAGCACACCCTTGGACATAAAGCAACCCTTTGGTCTATAAATCATCTGTTGTATTTATACGTCGGCTATTTACAAATTCTTACATAGAAGTGCTTGCTAGGCTTTATAGTTGTGCTATGATTCGTACCTAGTGTAGATTTACAAGTAAACCTGCTTTCATCATCAACCACAAGGAGTAATTAAATGACAATCACAACTGAACAACGTAAACAAATTCGAGCACATCTAGGTACTTTCCCTTTCATGTCCCCTGCACTAGCAGATCGTATAACAGAGTGCGCTATTGAGTTCCGCATCGGCGAACCTTCTGAAATGTTGCGGAGCTTGTTTCGCTGGAGCGAAACACAAGAGGGGCATAAGTATTGGGAGACTATCGCTGGTAAGTTTGAATCTCAGGAGAAGGTGATTGAAGATTCATTTAAAAAGGATTTTCACCTTTTACGTGAAGAACTCACCCAAGCAGATGTACAAACCCTCTTGAGCATCCTTCGCACAGAGCTGGTGTTTACCACCTCCGAGAAGGAAACCGATAAAGACACTGCCGCAGCCTACTGGAAGGATTGTGACAAATCTTCACAAAGAGGTATCTTTAACTTCCGTTGGTTTAGTGCCTTTAACGCAAGTCACAAACGAATGAAACAACGTGAGAAAACTCTTGTGGGGCTTATCACCAAATTAAAGGGATTGCGCTAATGGGAGACATCCTTGCTAAAAACCAATTGAACTGGAAGCGCTTGAAACAGTTGATCGAGTCTCTTGAAATGGAGCAATCATTTGGGTGTGTCTTATCCCCTTACGCGAAAGTCCTGCTAACAAGTGCTAATCAACTTGTAAAAGATACTCTTGAACTTAACAAAGGCATTAAACACCTATGAACGTCATCGAACTCCCTAAGCGAAAACCTTTTAA